CTGGTCTATTTATCTGCTGGAGATACTATTACTTTGGTGGCTTATATTGATGACACAACCACACCAACAGTAGCATATACTTCTGCTACCTATAGAAAAACATTTTTAAGTGGCTTTTTGGTGAGCGTATAACATGACTAACAAGAAAATATCCGAACTAACTCTCAAAACTAGTCTCTCAGCTGACGATAAGATACCTATTTATGATTCGGTAGCTGGCGATACCAAGGCAGTAAAGTATAGTGCCATAGTTAATCTGACTGATATAGTTAAACTTAATTCTATACAAACCCTTACTAATAAAACCCTGACTTCTCCAGTGATAAACTCTCCAACAGGCATTGTAAAAGGTGATGTAGGACTCGGTAACGTAGATAATACATCCGATGCTACTAAAAATAGTGCTAGTGCAACTCTTGCTAATAAGACACTGACTCAACCAACGATTACAGACTTCACCAACGCAACTCACGATCATGGAGACGCTGACGATGGTGGGGCTTTAGCCAATAATTCTATAACTACAGATATGATAACTGATGGAGATGTAACTACTGATAAAATAGCTGATGATGCAGTTACCGACAATAAACTAGATTATCCTCGTTTTTGGCAAGAGATAGCTAGAACAACTTTAACTGTAGCTGGTGATACTATAACTGTTAGCTCTATACCAGCCAGGACTTATTTAAGGTTTATATTAAAGGCTTTTGCTAGTGGCGGTACGCTTGATAGCACTATTATTTTTAATGCCGATACTGGAGCTAACTATTGTGGTAGATGGGATAGTGGCGGTGTTCATGCTTCATCTGTTAATGTTAATAGTTTACCTATAGAGAGCGGTACTGTTGCTAGTGCTGGGGCGTTATTCGCCAATATAGAATTCTTAAACATAGCTTCTTATCCTAAAGTTGGTACTTTTAATAATGTTGGCGTGGCTACTGTTGGGGCTGGTACTGCACCATCTAACCTAGTTGGTTCTTTTGAGTGGGTTAATACTGCAAGTCAAATAAGCTCTATCACCTGGACAAATGCTGGTACTGGTAATTTTGCCATAGGCAGTGAAATAGTAGTATTGGGGCATGACTAATATATATAAAGAAAGAGGAGAATAATGCTGAAGAATTGTCTAAACTGCGATTGTCATAAAAAAACTGATACTTATAGTAGGCAGTATCATAGATTGGAGAACATAAAATGCTGACCTTCACAAATATTGTTAGCGAATCCCAAGAGCAAGTAGAAGACATATCTACCGCTACCTTGGCTGTATTAAAAAGGGCTATAAACCAAGGAGCTAAAAAGTTTGGTGCAATACTAAATAGAGAGTGGCGTAATACCCAGAAAACTTTTAGTATTGTAGCCAGCCAACAATACTACCAGACCCCAGAAGATTGTATTAGAGTCAAATCAGTTGTGGTAACAGTCGGAGACACTAGATATAACTTAATAGAAAAACCTGACGAAGATACTTGGAACGCTTTAAACGAATCTACAGATGACGAATCTGATGTACCAGAGTTCTTTTATATAAGAGGCAATGATGAGTTCGGTATTTATCCTACTCCAGCTAGTGCTATAGCTAGTGGTGGTAGATTAAACTATGAGAGACGCATGCGTGACATGAGTGCTGCCGATTACACCACAGGTACAATTACTATCACAAATGGTTCAGCAGCGATTGTAGGGGCTGGTACGACCTTTACAGCATCAATGGTGGGACGATCACTGAAAATAACCGACCCTGATGGTGATGGTATGTGGTATAAGATAGAATCATTTACCAGCACTACAGAGATAACTCTAGAGAATACCTACGCTGGTATTACCGGAGCTGGTCAGGCTTATACAATCGGAGAACTACCTGACATACCAGAGGAGTTTCACGAATCTCTAATAGATTATGCTTGCTGGAGACTATACAGAAGACGCAAAGATTGGCAAGCCGCCAGAGAGATGAAAGCTGCTTATGACGAAGCACTACAAGAGTGTAGAGTCCAATACTCTTCTAAAACAACATCTCAATATATAAAGCCAGTTAGAATTACTGGTGGTGGATATAAGTATGTTAATAGGAACTACAAGATATCATGAGTAAAAAATCCTTAGTCATCACTAAGAACTATGGTGGATTATCTGGTGATTTGAAAGAAGGGGTAGTAAATTCGTTTGCTTACTCTAAACATATAGATTTTCGCAAGAAACCAACAGCTATGTCTATACTCCCAAAGACTGTAAAAGAGACAGGTGCAACAGTCACTGGTTTAATTACTAATATGATACAGTTGCCTTCCGGTAAGATGGTAGCTATTGATTCGTCAGGTGGTGTGTATACACGCACAACTGCTGGTGTATGGGCTAAAAATGGTACTACACTTACCTCTACGACTTGTGGTATGAGTTATGATATTCACAATGACACAATTTATATTTCTGGGCTTAATAATATTCACACAATTACTAATGCCGATGGTAAGTTTGGTGGGTCATTCACGGTCAATGAAGAGGCTATTACTAGATTAGTAGATAAAAGTGCCACTTCTTCGGCTAATACTTATACGACTACTGGTAGTATTACAGAGACAGCGACACATAAACTGGTTTTTACACCTAACATAGAGCCTATGTATTCAATCCATATATGGGTAACTACAAAAGGTACTGGTGATTTAGTTGTGACCCTCCACGATGAATCAAATAATACCTTATCAAGTAAAACTGTTGCTAATGCTTCACTGAGTAATGGTGCTTTAAATGCGTTTGTTTTTGATACGCCTGTTAGTACTTTGGTGAAAACAACCAATGCAGCCTCATATCATGTTCATATTACTCATCCATCAGGTACGGCATCAACAATCGGGTGTGCAACAGCTAGTGATTTTTCAACTGCTAGGTATTCAACTTACGTTAATAGATTAGTAAGTCCTACTAATGGGTTACACCCAATGATGACTATGTTTGGCAGTCATTTACTTATTGGCAATGGGCGTTATTTAGTAGATTATGAAACAATTAAAGTTACTGCTCCTACAGCGTTGGAATTATTACAACACAGATTAACATTTTCTACTGGTACAGAGATAACTTCTTTATGCGAATATCAAGAATATTATGCTATCGGGACTGAGAAAAGGTCTACCAGTGCCACAAACGAGTTCCAAGAAGGTAATATTTATCTATGGGATGGCACATCTGTAAACTATAATATATCTATAAATGTGCCGGAGGGTGCAGTTTATTCATTATTCTCACAAAAAGGTGTACTTTACTGGTTTGCTGGTGGCGGTTGGTGGGCTTGGGCTGGTGGTAAACCAGTAAAAATAGCACAAATGCCTAACACTGATTTTGAATATACTGACGCTACTACCTATATGGTTAATTACCCCCATACAATGACTGTTAGAAATGGTATTTTGCTAGGGGCGTTCCCTTCTGAAACAAACTCAACAAACATAGAACATGGTGTTTATTCTTACGGATCAAGAGATAAAAACTATCCTGAATCACTGGGCTACTCCTATACCATCTCAACCGGCACATCTACCAATGGCACACTACGAATAGGAATGATTAAGTCTTTTGGAGATAAACTATTTATTTCATGGAGAGACGGAGCAAGTTATGGAGTTGATCTTGTAGATACTAATTCAGACCCATTCGGTACAGCTACATGGCAGTCTTTAATAATAGATAATAGCCTACCTTTCAAAAATAAGTTAGCTATTAAAATGTATGTTGATTTTGAAGCCCTACCTACTGGTTCAACAGTCACTCCAAAGTATAAAATTAATAGAGATACTTGGGTCACAGGCACGGCAGCAACAGCAACTTCAACACAAGCGGTGCTAAACATCAATAGTAATTATAAGGAGATACAACTAGGTATAGATTTAGTTGCAACAACCGCTACACCTGTAATAACAGGTATAACACTAGTGTATGATGACCTTAAACAGGAGGCTTTATAATGTCAGATTTTAATACAATAAAAGGCGTATCGTTAAATGATGCACTGTTGCCTAGTGCTGACAATAATCGTATTACAAGCAACCAAAGCATATCAGGTGGGATTGACACACGTTCTGGCAATCTTATGGTTAGGGATAGTACTCATAGAAGGATAGTAGTAGGTCAATTACCAGATGGTGACTATGGAATGGTAATAAGCAAATCTGGTTATGATGTTATTGATCTATTCTCAGTATAATGGACAACGTAGTATTAGATAGTAGAGAAGATACAGACGTTATAGTTGTTAAAGAAACAACATCTTATTCTGTACCAGCAACCACAAGGTCAGGATTACTAGATACTATAGTTCATACATTAGGATATGTACC